TCAGTCGCCGGTGTATTCGCAACCGCTGGTGCAGGTTTCGTGGATGCGCACTTTCGACAGTTCCGGCATCAGCGGCTTGACCTGGTCCCAGATCCACTTGGCGATCACTTCGCTGGTGGGGTTTTCAAGGCCCGGGATGTCGTTCAGGTAGTTGTGGTCCAGTTGCTCGTAGATCGGCTTGAAGATCGCCTTGACCTCGGCGAAGTCGCGGATCCAGCCAGTGTGCGGGTCGAGCGGGCCGGTCAGGTGCAGGCCGACCTTGAACGAGTGGCCATGCAGGCGGCCGCATTTGTGCCCTTCAGGGACGTGGGGCAGGCGGTGGGCCGATTCGAATGTGAACTCTTTGAAAATTTCCACTAGTGGACCTGTATAGCTGGTGGGATAAGGGCTTGAGCGGAAATTGGTGTTTCAATGTACTGCTCAATGTACTGATTGGTCGTCGCTGGGGTCGAAAGAGGTCATCCACTGAGTGATGTCCGACTGGCGCCAGGCTACCGAATTGGGTCCTATCTTAACCTGTTTTGGAAATGTGCCTTCACGGATTCTTCGATAGACGGTGTTCCGCCCGATACCGGTCACGTGCAGCACCTCGTCGAGGCGCAGGAAGCGATCAATGTTTTCTGCGGGTCGCATGGGTGTCTCCTTTATATAGAAGGGTCAGGCCGTGAAGTGGTATCCGACCTGCGCCGCCCGGGCGGCTTCCTCGGTGCGGAACATGATTTCTTTGGTGCCGGGGCGGCCCTCGGCTTCGAACTCAACCGATACCCACCAGTGGCCAAACTTGCGGTACGGCTCGCCGAGGATCTTCGTGACGTAGCAGTCGATCAGGTTCATGGATGGTCTCCACGCCGCCGGTGGCGGCAGGTTGGCGGTCAGTCGACCTGGTAGTAGACGTAGCAGTTGGCCGGTGCACCCCATTCGCCGGCACCACCAGGAACCGTTCCAGTAGGTCATGCGCGCTTTCATGGTCGAGGACCCCTGTAGATCAGGTAGGCCATGTACATCAGGGGCAGGATCATGGCGCCACCTGCTTGCGGTAACCCGCATCATGCAGAGCAGCGATCGCGCACTCGACATACTCGCGGGCAGTGAGGAGTTCGCCTGCACTGAAGTCCAGCTGGGCATCAGCTGCCATCGCATCGATAGCCGCCTTTCGCTGTTCCGCCGCGATCTGCTCCGGTGTGCGGATTGGGCGGAACCGCTCGAGTGCGTTGTGTGGCAAACGCTCTTCGAACAAAGGACGTCCGTTCCGGTAGGAAGGCCTGGTAAACACGATGCTCAGCTCAGTTACTGCGGTGATGGTTGCCTCGACCCACCCGAGAATATTGGCCTTGAACTCGCATACTGTTCCAACAGGCGGCAGTCCTTCGCCATTCCACTGTGTTCCGCTTGAGCGGCGCTCGATCGCCGCCCAGGTCGGCTCATATTCGGGCCAGTCGGCTTCAACTACCACTGCGTCCACGGTCGGAATGTCGTTCAGCCTGATCACGTCGCGCACCCAGCCGAGCTTGTGCTCGCTCAGGTCTTTCACCTTGAAGACGATGTAGCGCTCTTCACGCTCAAATTTCTCGCTCACAGCTCATACCTCTCATCAATCCAGCGCCCAGGCGCCAGAGCGGGTGTAGGTTCGGGTTGGGTTTCGTGCGGGGAGAGCTGGCGCTGGTTGCCGGCCTGGAAGTTGCTGCCGGTGACTCCGCTCTGTTGCGAGCAGTTCTTGCCGCAGCTCTCTTCCCACTGGGTGGCGCCGGCGCAGTTGGTGAAGTACCGGGCCCGGCCGCCGTCGTGGAATCGGTAGACGGTGCAGCCATCGACCCTGAAGAGCCGGTCGACCTTGAAGTCGGAACCGGCGCGCGTGGTTGATTCGGCTTCCCCTTGGCAGCCGGCCAGGGTGGCCAGCAGCAGGAAGCAGAGGGCGAGGCGAGTCATGGCTTGAACTCGACTGCTGGAGTGATCTGACGGGAGAAGTCGAGCAGATCCCGTGACCACGCCTTACCGACGCCGTCGTCGAAAGCGAACAGCATGCCGCCCAGTGCTCGTCGCAGAGTTGTGCACTGGTCCTGTACTTCAGCCACATGGCCGTATTCGAAGTCTTCACGCTGGTTGTCGATGAGGCGCAAGTCGATGTGGATGCTGTCCGTCCAGCAGCCTTCGTCATGGTCGAATCGATCGCACCAGAAGGTGCCTTGCTCATCACGCTGGGCGAGGGTGAAGCTGTCGTACGGCCCGCCGTAGGTTGGAACCTGGCCGGCATCGGCGCGCTCGATCCACATGAAGAACTTGCGCCCGGTGATCGGGCATTCATCCGGGCACCACGGTGCCGCCTGCTTTGACTTGGGCATAGCGATTCCTTGGCCGCCATATCGCGGCAGTGAATAGAGGGGAGAGGGGTTACAGCTGGGTGGAGTACAAATGTGCTCGTGGGCCGATTACATCTCAACCCAGCCTTCGAAGAACTCGCATGGCGTGCGCAGGTGGTCAGAACTGTCGACCAAGATCCCGCTTTCGAGCGCCTGTTTTGCGGCCTGCATGCCGGCTTTGGCGCGCTCGACTGCGGCCAGGGCAAAACTCAGGTGGACTTCCTTGCGCCTGACATACGAGCGCAGCGCCTGCTTTTGGTCGATGTAGGCATAGCGCTTACCTTCCTGGCTCTTCAGTACGCGCCGGCGATACCTCTTCACCCAGTGCTGATCCCAGCTGTGCGGGGAATCAACCTGGTGTTCGTGCCGATCTTCAATGATGTAGAAGCAGACATCGGTTTCGGCGTAGGCCACGTAGCGCTGGCAATAGACGGACGCCTCGCCATATACCCCGGACTCCCACCCATATCGATAGAGCCTCGGGCGCTCTCCCTTTGGGATCGGTTTGAATTTGCTCATTGCTCGACCTCCGCCGTAACTTGAGCGCTCGGCTCTGCGCTGGCGGATAGGGTGGCGTCGATCTTGCCCAGGATCACCTGCGCCTCTCGCTGTGTTGGCCCACCTGTTTCAGGGTCGGCACTTTCAGCGACGCAGCGGCGAGCCTCACGCAGCACCGCATCCAGTGCGTTCGCTTGGCCCATATAGCGCCGGCCTTCCGCTATTGCCTCGTCGCGCGCCCGAATGTTGGCTGCGCCCGCGGCGCTCAGCCGCTCAACTTCGCCGGTATCGATCATCGGCCCGACCGGAATCATCGGCAGCCCAGTCGCCGCCGCATCCTTCTCTGCCTCTTCTTTGGTCCACCAGAAGGCAGTACCAACAATCCAGGCTATAGGCTCGGGGTGGGGCTGCGGGGCTGGCTGGCCGTAACTTAGCACGCACAAGTGATCCGGCAGGCCGTAGTGCTTTTGCACATGGGTGATAGTCCGGCGTAGAACCGTGCCGGTGTAGTCGCGGGCATCGTCGATCTCGCGGAGCAGAACCGTGTCGCCCACTGCGAACTCACGGTCCGAGCAATCCCGGATTTCGCCGGTCTTGAGGCCGCTGAGCAAGTCAGCCAGCGGGGTCTGTCGGATCTTCAGTTCGTGCTCACGCGGCACGCTGACCATCTCGGTGTTGCTGGATCGGTTTTCTGTGGGCATGGGGATACCTCAAGCGAGACGTTCAAGTTGTTGTTGGATGCGCCGGCCGATCCAGCGGACGACGTACACGGCCTTGCTGTTGCCGATGGCCTTGTAGCGCGGGCCGTCTGGACATTCATCAGCGGGCTTGCCGCGATAGGGGATTCGGGTGTGGTCGCCGGAGAAGCCCTGGAGCCACTCACACTCGCGCGGTGTGAGCCTGCGCACTGCCTGGCCATGCTGAATCGAAGGTGTACCTTGCCCAGGTTTGCCCCCCCCTGCGCTGAGCGTTCCGGCGATTGAGCCGTCTCCGGCCTCGTATCGGAGTTCCGCGCGAGAATTTTCAGCGAACGCGGCAATCACATGGCCACCGCAGGCTCCGTCTGTGCCCGGAAACCCGCCACCCTGTGTTCTGGCGTCCAGGGTGTCGACGGTCTCAAACCCGGGACTCGCCCCGACCAAGATAACGTTTTCTTGGCCGTTGTTTCTGCCCAGCGGGTGGATCAGGCCATTCAATACATCCGGATCTTGAGTTCCGTGAACCACTAGGTGGCCGTGGCCATGATTCGCATCCTGGCCGCTGCAGCCCTGCAGTCTGCCGAAGCTGGCGTCAAGCGTGGGAGCAACGCAGAAGGTCTCGCTTTCGATGTCCAGGCGCGTGTCCTTGGCGGTAAGCGTTGCGGCCTGGCTGACATCGCCCTGGAGGCCATGGCCGCCGTACGCCGGCACCCCGGCCAGAACTCCTACCGCCGGACCCTCATCACCTTCGCAGTTCGGGCAGCCGTACTGCCCGAGGTCTAAACCGAAGACCCATCCGCACCCGCACTGAAGCGCAGGGCCGAATGGAGCTCGTCCGGCAAGGTCTTGCCCCTCGCCTCGGCGCGGCGGAGTATCCCGGCGCACGCCTTCGCGCTCAAAAAGTACTTCGAGGGGATCGAATCCTGCTCGAGCACTTGCGACAACGAACACACGGCGGCGTCGTTGGGCCAGGCCGAAATATTGGGCATCCAGAACCCGCCATGCGACTGTTCGCGTGGGTCCATACACACAACCAGCGTCCTTCCATTTGCCCCCTGGCGGTTGGAGTTCTTCGGATTCGCCCACCAGGGCGCCGAGGAAGCAGCCAAACGCGTTGCCTTTGTCGGAGAGGACGCCGGGGACGTTCTCCCAGAGACAGGTGGCCTCGGGCTGGCCGCGCTTTGCTCGAACATGGTCAATTGCATCGAGCAGCTCCACGTATTTGATGGTGAGGGCGCCGCGGGGATCGGCCAGGCCTTCGCGCATGCCGGCCACGCTGAAGGCCTGGCAGGGCGTTCCGCCGACCAGCACCTCGGGCGCCGGGATCTTGCCGGAAAGCACCATGGCGGCCAGGCGGGTCATGTCGCCGTGATTCGGCGTAGCGGGGTAGTGGTGAGCCAGCACGGCGCAAGGGAATGGTTCGATCTCGGCGTACCAGGACGCTTGCCACCCGAGCAGCTCCCAGGCGACGGTCGCAGCTTCAATGCCGCTGCAGACGCTTCCGTATGTGATAGGCATTGTTGATCCTCGCCGGGGAGGCGTTATCGTTGAATAGGGGAAGGCGCTGCCAGGCAGCGCGGGTCAGGCGTTGGCGAGCAGCAGCAGGCCGGTGTCGTCCGGGTCGTCGCCGAGCATCAGGTCAGGCTCCCGCAGTTCTCGCCCAATGCGGAACTGGTCGAGCCGTCGCGCCACAAAATCCGACACAACTATTTCGTGGCGCGGAGCGCTGAGGAAGTGGCGGGCCGCTTCAGGCCCTAATTCATGGATGCGGTGGATCATGAGCGTCATGGCCTCGCCGTTCTGCTGAACGTCGGCCCACTCCATGATTTCAGCCAGGGCCTGGCGGGTTCCTTTCCCGGCCTTCATGCGCAAATCCTCGACCATGGCTTTTGCTTCATTGGCGCGGCGATCGTCGTCACGCTGCTTCTGCGTCTTTGCCATCATCGCCTCCATTGCGCACAAAGCTGGCGCCCGGCCCTATGTCCAGCAGGTCGCACACCCGATTGATGATCTTGAGCGCTGCGTCGAACACCTTGTCGTCGTCCGGCTCGCGGGCCAGGCGCTTCATGTTCGGCTGGTGCTCCAGGCAGACTTTGTCGACCAGGCGCCGGGCCAGCCTGCGCAGGTGATCGGCGCTGTCGTGCTCGCGCAGGCTCAGTGCGAAGGCCAGGGCCACATCGTCAGGCCGGTACTGGCCGCCGCTGCGGGTGTTGTACAGCTTCTTGACCGGCCGATTCATCCAGGCCGGCAGGGTTACCACTCCAGAGGGTGCTTTCTGCATTTCGATGCTCCTGTAGGCCGCTGGGCGGCAGGTGGAACTGTTCTTGCCGCCGGCGCTGGCGGACCTGATGCTTCAAACTGGACCGTCGCATCGCTTGCCCTCGGCCTTGGCATAGTCGACGCGAAACAGGTGGATGACCCGGCAGAACTTGCGGTCGGAGATGCCCAGCTTGGTTTTGGCTTCGTGACGGTTCAGGCCGGCATCGCGCAATTCGGTGATCTTGGCTACGAGCGCTTTGTCCTCGGCAGGGTCTGCATAGGCCCTTTGCTTTTCGCCATGGAATCGGCGCGGGTCAGGCTTGAAGGCAAACCCTCCGTCCTGCGCTGCCCGGTAGAGCGTTGTCTGTGCCAACCCAGTTTCGGCCATCGCCTGGGCGTAGGTCATGGTCTTGGCCAGCTCGCGCAGTTCCGCAAGCTGCTTTTGGCGCTTCTGTGCCTTCTGGTTCAGTGGCTTGGGCTGTGCAGCTCGAACCTGTTCAATGTCGCGGTGCGGCCTGTGCGGCACATACTGGTACCCGTCAAGCACGATGATGCTGCCCCCAGAGGCAAGGAAGGCCGCTTTGGCGGCCTCCAGGTCGATTGATTGATTCATGGTCACCTCATGCTGCGATTCCGAGCACGCGATTCATGCGCTCGTCGAGGATTTCGTAGAAGGTCTTCACGCGCTCGGAGAGCTTGCGGATCATCGCTTCGTCCCGGTAGGCGCGCTTCACGAACAGCGGCATGCCCGGCCAGTAGCAGATGAAGTCGATCCACTCGCGCTCCGATACCCACAGGCCGCCCTGGCACTGGGCAACGTGCTCTTTCGGGATCTCGCCGCCCAGGATCACGTCGACCTGCAACTTTGGCAGCTTGGTCTTGATCTCGGTGAGCCCCTTGTCGCCGACTAGGGCGTCTGGCGAGTAGCCAATACCGTGATTGAGGATGATCCCCACCTGGTGGGTCTGGACGTCCTCGCGGTCGCAGTACAGGACCCGGGCGGTGCCTTCCAGTTCGTGACCGCGCTCGGTGTGACGGTTACCGGTGAACGGGTCAGCCGCCTCGCCGGTGATGCGCTCGCCGATCAGGGTGTTCATATAGGTGAAGGCGCCGGCGCCGAAGCCGGCCTCGCCCTTGCCGTTCACCAGGAGGCAGTCCAGCTCGCTGCAGGTGATGATGCCCAGGCGTAGGTCGAGCCAGGCCTGAGTGCCTTGCTCAACGTCACTGACTATCTGCATTTGCGGCCTCCGCGGCCTTGATGGCCTTGTTCAGTTGCGCGACCAGGATGTCGTGGCGGCCCTTGGGCACGCACTCGGCCGAGCCGTATTCGCCGATGAACCAGTCGCGGGTCTTCTGCGTGCAGCGGTCGAGCAGGGCGCTGATGCCAGCGGCCTGAACGGTGGTGACGTTTGCCGTTGGCACGGCCGCATGGCCGTCGTCGTCCTCGCCGCGTGTGGTGAGGTTGAGCAGGGCACTCATGACGTAGCGTTTGCCGTAGCTGGTGGAGGAGCCGACCGCCTGGACGGCATTCTTGCTCCCGCTGGTATCGAGTGGCAGGAGCATGGTCGTGCTTTCGCGGTGACCGGCCCGGTGCATCAGGATGCCGGTGACGCTTAGGCCGGCCGGCACGTTCTCGACCTTGAAGGTGATAGCGAATCCGTGCGTCTGCATGATTGGCTTGATGACGTCGTTGATGTCTTCGAAGGTGGCGTAATCGCTACGCTTCTGGCCGTTCACCACAATGGCGCCGCGCTCGGCGATGCTGGGGATGTCGCTCTGCATGGCCGCCATTGCCGCGTTAAATTCAGCCTCGGCATCACGGGCCTGCATGCGCTCGTGCATCGCCATCAGCCGCTCAAGCTTGTCGATGTCGCAGGTAGGGTCGGTGGCGGCCCGGCTGATAACGGCCAGGATGCTGCTGTCGGCCTGGGCCGGCGCGGCCAGTTGGCGGCGCTGCTCAGGCACAATGATCGTGCTGCTCATGTTTTGTGCCTCAGTAGGAGATTGCGATATTCGGAATCCTGCGCTGGGCGATCAGGGTGATTGCCTGCTTGGCGCATTCCTCGGTCATGCCGCCGGCTACGAAGGCCTCCAGGGCGGCTCGGTTGATGCTGGCGCGGTGCGCCTTGTCGGCCTCGCGGGCTTCTTGCTGCCGGAGGATCTCGGCGGCAGCGGCATCGGCGCGGCGGCGCTCGTCTTCGCGGGCCTGTTCGGCGGCTTCCTCTTCCCGGCGGGCGGCGGCCTGGCGCTCCTGCTCCATCCGCTGCTCGGTGGCAACGCGGTCGGCTTCGGCCTGCACCCTGGCGCGCTCGGCTTGTTCGGCCTGCGACTTGAGCTGCAGGCGCTGGTTCTCGGCTTCCCGCTCTTGCGCAGCGGCCTGGTCAAGCAGCTCCTGCTCGCGGCGGGCTGCGGCTTCGCGTGCTGCCTGCTGCTCTTGGGCCACACGCTGACGCTCGGCCTCTACTGCGGCCTCCTGTGCCGCTCGGATGCGGTCCTGCTCGGCGCGCTCTTCTGCCTCGCGGCGCAGGCGGGCCAGTTCGGCCTGTTCGGCGTCGTACTTCTGGCGGGCGACCAGGGCGGCCTGCACTGCATTCAGCGAAGCCTCTTTGGTCCGAGCTGCCTCAGCCTCGAATTCCTCCCACGCTTCGCCCAACTGGAAAGCCGAGAGCTCGGTGATGCGCGCCTGAAGCTGTTCGGCGTCCAAGGCGCCCAGCTCCAGGGCCAGGTCCTTCATGTGGGTGATGGCGTCGTTGTGGCGGTCGATGCGCGCATCCTCGGCGGCTTCCCACTCGGTGAGCGGCCGGCGCGTTTCATCCCGCAGCGTGTCCATCTTGGTCACGAAGTCGCGTAGCTCAGCCTCGACCACCTTCGGCATTTCCTTGAGCCGGCGTAGGTAGTCGCGGCCAGGCTTTTCGACCGCGGTCTTCGACTTGCTGACCTTGGCGGCCAGGCTGGCGATGCGCTCGCGGCCCTTCCGAGTGGTCAGATCAGGCACTTCGCCTTCGATCTCGCCCTTCACCAGGTTGATGAATTGCTGCAGGCCGCCGGCCACATAGATGGCCGGGGCGTTCGCCTCGCTGATCTCTTCGATCGCGATCAGTTTCTGTTCTGCGGACATTAGGAAAACCTCGCGCCAGGCCGGCGCCGTCAGTTGGAATAGGAAATGCCAGGTCACCCAGGCACGGAGGTACGCTCCAGGCCCTGGCTGCGGTGGATGGTTGCGCGCTCCCGCCGCTTACGCTCCGGGTAGGTCCGGTTATCCCCTAAGGGCCCGCCGGGCTCGGGTGTGTATTCAGGAAGTGATGCTGCCGGCCAGTGCGCTGGCGAGCATGAAGAAGGTGCAGGCGAAGAGCATGGAGAAGGAGCCGCGCCAGATGACCAGGCGGCGGGCGCGCTGGTAGCTGGTCATTCGTCATCCCTCAGCGGGGGAATATCGATACCCTCTCGCTCAAGGAGTTCTTCTAGCGCGAAAACTCGGCCAACCTGGTTGCCAATCGACAGTGCTGTAATTTCAGCGCCATCCATATCGCCGCCAAGACAGAACAGCTCAGGGTGTGCACTGCGGAATTGATCAACATCATCCAGCTGGAAAACAACTGTGAGAAATTTCATGCCCGCACCTCGTAGGCCAGAGTGCACATGCCGCAGAGATAGGCCCGGACCGACCAGGCCGCAGGATTCTCGATGTGAGCGAGGCGCGCCTGGTTCATGGCGTCCTCCATGGTCAGGCCCTTGAACACCAGCAGGATTCGATCGTCTGGCACGGCCTGGGCAACCTCGGCCACTTGCTCGTCAACGATCGACATGAAGATCGGCGTAGTCATGCAGCCTCCTTGCGCCTTACGGCAATACGCCGGATGCGCTCGCAGTAGTGTTTGAACTCCTCGGCGTCGATGGCGAGGAGAGAGAAGTAGGCGACCACCAGGGTTTCGGCTTTGGCGTCCTCCACCGGGCCAGAGCCCGGAAGAAGCATCGTTTCGATTGCGGCCTCGATGGCGCTGACTGCCAAGCTGTGAGGGCTCATTCCGCCCCCTCGGCCTGGGCCATTACTCCTTCCTTAGCAAAAGGGGTGAGCAGCTGGCGGGCGATCTCTTCCAGCGCCGACTCAGGGCTGGCCACGCTCATGATCTCGTCAGCTGCCGCCGCTGCGTCACTGGTCACCCTGCAGCGCGCCGCCAGAACCAGGCGGCCCAGAACCGAGTTGCTGATGCCATTCAGGCCCAGCTGGCCCATCACGAACTCATCCACCGCCTGGGCGAAGCGCTCATAGGTGACACCCTGCTTCGGGCGCATCCGGCGCTGAAACACTACGTCGCGGCGCGCCATCAGCTCAGCGATGCCGTCGTCGATCCAGCGCTCCTCCGGCGAGCTCTCACTCACCGCCGGCGGCATCCGGTTGTCGTACTCAAACTGTGCTGCTCGAAGTGCGCCCATGGTCGCCTCCAGGTGGTGGGTTACTCGGTTGGTGGGGAAGGGTCTTCGACGTGCTTCCAGGATTGGCCTTTGCAGGCCTGGATTGCTGTCTTCTTTGAAACATCAAAACGATCTGCCAGAGCCTTGTAGCTCAAGCCTGATGAGCGGAGTCGTCGCATAGAAATCACATCCGTCTCGGTAAGCTTCGATGCCCAGCAGGCCTCTCCCTTCGGCGGGTTGTTCCTGCCTTTAGCATCCCGATCGTCCATGTTTTCTTGCTTGGTTCCGGCAAACAGGTGATCAGGGTTTACACAGCACCTGTTGTCACATCGGTGACATACCTCCAAGCCCTCAGGGATTGGCCCTATGAAAACCTCGTGAGAAAGGCGATGGGCAGAAACGCTTTTCCTGGAGCCCAGGGTGCGGGAGCCAATGACAAGCCGGCCATAGCCATTTCGTGTCGACCCGGTCCAGTTCCAGCATCCATTCGCATCCTTCTGGATCATTCGGCGGATGCGTTCTTCATGGCTGTATACCTGCTGACCTCTGATCTTCATCGATCACTCCGGGGGTGAAGGCAGGCACTGCCAGTGGGTGACTTCGTTCATCTCGCCGTCGAAATCCGCTTCGTACTCCCCTTCGCCATTGTCACGAAGAGGGTGGAAACAGCCTTCTTCGTAGATGACTGGCTCAACCCACCGGCCTCCACCGCACGATTCGAACTTGAATCCACTCGCTAGCACTACAACGCCAGCCGTGGGCAGCCTGTCGCTGCACTTGATCCAGCCGCTCATGGCTTCACCCGGGCGATGGCTGCGCGGGCTTCGGCCATGAGTTCCGACTTCTCGGACTCGTAACGGTCTGGATGCCATTGCGCATCAAGCGCCACGAATCTCTGGGCAATGCTCAACAGATCGGGCGCGGCGGCGATCAGTCGGGTGTTTGCAGCAACCTCTTCGGCAACTTCGATGAAAGCGGGGCCGCTGGTTGGCCCACCCATAACAGAGGCGATCATGCAGCCGGCCGACTCAGTGAGACCGATGGGTCGGTAGTCTTGCTTGACTGTCTTGCCGTCGGGCGAGAACCACGGCCCTGGAGTGTGCTTGTTCATCGTGTGAACCTCGGTAGCCAACCGCATTGGTCAGGAGCCAGGCGAAGGTGACCAAACCCACCGTGAAAGGTGGCCTGGCGCCTGCCGATGCGGTCGTTATGTGAAGGGAAGGGGATGCTCAAAGTGAAAGCCCGAGATTCCCGGGCTTTCTGCATGTCTAGGGTTTTGGGCGGGACTACCGATGCCAGAACAGCAGCAGCCCCTATCTAGCACGCCAGCGCTCTCGATGTGCGCGCAGTGGACCGGTTGGCAGGCTGCTTTCAGGATGAGGTTCTGGCCTCATGTGGCTGAGCGCTGCGCCGATCAGGATGAGAAGGAGCATGTGTTACTCCGGTTGGGGGATGCGTGATGCATCGGGGTGTGATCTGCCGGCCAGCCCACGTTGGGCGACCTCCAGCCTCCACGGCTGGCGCGCTAAGCCTCGAACACGACTACTACGTCAGCGGCGTGCACACCGCTTATGCCTTGTCGCGCCTACGCAACCCCTCACGCCGTCGCGAACGACCGTTTCAGGGTTAACACTGCGCCATGACCACAGATCACACTCCGATGCACCCTGCGATGGGGAGCAGGGCATCGGGCAGTTAACGTCAGGCTGACGTGGCGCTGGTCGTCTCTTCCGGGGCCTCGGCGGTGCACGCTTCGCCGCACAATGGGCAGTAGTTGGCGACTACCGACACCGTTTTGTTCACGCGCTTCATGCCGCCGGTTTTCTTCGGCGCCATGTAGTGGCCGGTGACTTCGACGCAGAATCGGCGCATGGCCTTTCCGGTCTCGATGTTCAGTGAAAGGTTATGTCCCTCTGCGCGCATGTAGAAAGGCCCGGATCCTGGCGCCTCCTCAGCAAGCTGGTCAGAAACCAGCTTCACGGCATCGCTGATGCAGGTGCAGCTCATCGTATTGCCCTCCAGGGCGGTTGATTTATCCGTGGTTGGCGAATTCGCCATGAAGTTTTTGACGCAGCTCTCGAGCTGCCTGGTCTGCTTCACGAACATCCGCGTAGAACCCGCCGTGGTGGATGCGATAGTTCAGGCAGACCTGTACGTGCCACTTGCCCTGGCGTTTGTTCCAGCTGACATTCTTGAACCCAGACGTGTTGTGCACGCGCTTTCCCTGGTTGTGGTTGTTCTGCTGGTGAGAGCATTCCCGCAGATTCCGCCAGGCGTTGTCGTCAGTCTTGCCGTTGATATGGTCTATCTCGGCAGTAGGCCACTCGCCAGTCATGTAGAACCATGCGAGCCGGTGAACCCGGTAGTTGTGCGGCGGTATCCACGTTGACAGATACCCTTTCTGATCTGGCTTGCCCATGACGTAGCCGTCAGAGGATCGAGTGAAAACACCGGTCTCTTGGTCGTAATGGGCGAACTGAAGAAGTTCAGCGTGAGTGATTCGACTCATATCTACTCCTGCTTTCCACGAGACCCTGTAGCCAAGGTCGCCTGGAGAGCATCCGGCCCAGTCGAAAGGGCCGGAAATCTCGTTTCCTAAAGAGCTTGTTCAGGTCGGGTCCGCTTGATGCTTTCGCCTTGCGGGGCCTGGATCGACACTTCGCTGTCGTCTGCTATCTGGCGTGTCCAGATGGTGTGAGGCTTGAGGGCCTCCCGAGGGGCTGGGTAGCGCCTCGATGGACAAAATATGCACCAGTGCAAATTGGGTGTCAATGCACCAGTGCATAAATTTTTCCATAGGGAATGAAAAGGCCCGCGCTTGGCGGGCCTCTATTGGATGTCTAGAGCGTCTTGCCCTGGCTTAGACGGGCTGACCGTTCCAGACGTATAGCACCCGCGCCAGGATATGCGTGTCATCCACGCGAATATCCTCGGGATCATGGTGCTTGTTGTCCGAGATCATCTTGAAGCGGTCCTTCCCTTTCTTCTGCAAGCGCTTCACGTAGAGCATCTCGTCATGGGAGAAGAGGTAGATCCCGTCACCCGTAAACTCCCGGATGGTGATATCGACCAGGAGTGGATCGCGGTCCTTAATCGTGGGCGCCATAGACTGGCCCCATCCGGTGATCATCTTCAGGTGGTAGTGCTCTTTGAACGTGACACCCATTTCGCGAAGGTGGCGGGGGCTGACCCTGATGTCTTGCAGCATTTCTGGATAGTCGTGAGGGATCTGGCCGCCACCCATTGCTGCCCGGACGTCATAGTGAGCGATCCATACCTCGTCGCCGACCTGGCCGGGCCTCGAAAAGTCCACGGTGACCACGTTGGACGAAGCCTGCTGCTCAGCAGATTTTTCCTCGATAGCGTCGGCGATCTTCTGCCTGGCGTCCGAAGACAGGCCTTTGCCATGCTTCGCCAGCATCTGCTTGACGATATCTGCCGTAGATAGAGTTTCACGTCGCTCCGCCTCTGGCTCACCTTCGCCCAGCGGTTCATGCCCGCGTAACTGGTCGGTGGTGATCCCAAAGAACTCGGCCAAAGGTCTGACCTGCTTGTCGGTTGGCTCCTTGATGCCTTTTGGGCCTTGGGGCTTGAGGATCCTGGAAATGGTCGACTGGCCGACGCTAGTGCGGCTCGACAGCTCAACCTGAGATATGCCGTTTGCGGCCATGAGTTGAGCGAGAATTTTGTCTATCGATTTATGCATAGGTGCAATGCTGCCTCCCGGCAGTGCATAGGGCAATACAGCTGAACGTTGACAGATATGCACCAGTGCATAATTATGTGCATATCTACAAAGGAGGCAGCCATGAGCGCTACCGATCTTCCCAAAAAACTGGACGAGTTGCTTGGCTCAGGCATGACCTACAAGGCCATTGCAGAGCGCGCCAAGTGCGACGTATCGACGGTTTTCCGAATTCGCAACGGCCAGATCAGCAACCCCAGCTATGTAGCTGGTACCGCTATCGACCAAATGCACGCTGAGCTGGCCAAGAACGGCAAGCAAAGCCTCAAGAAATCTGCCGCTTAACCACTTTTCAATCACAAGGAAATCCCTGAATGCACCTGGACCCCGCCAACAAACGCAGCGAAGTGATCAAGTCGCGCTGGAAGCCTGAAGAGGTTCGAAAGCTGCGCATGGAAGCCCGTATGGCTGGCATGCAGCTGGCCACCTACGTGCACGAACTGGCCAACCTCGGCCGCCGCCTGGGCGCTGCTGATCTGCTCCGAGAAATGAACGGCGCTGGTGAGCAGGATAAAACGGCCTGAAGCCCCTATGGAGGGCCTATGCCTGAAACCACCTTCGAATTGCTGCCAATCGAGGTGAAGGCTGAGGTTCGACAGCTGGCTGCCGACCTTGGCTGGAGCCTGGATAGATCGACGGATGAGTACTTGGAAATGAGTCGCTCACTCGCGGTGCAGGAGCAATTGAGACAAATGCGACACAAGGCCCCCGTGTTGGGGCTGGTAGGGCACAAAAAGGGCCTCGATGTTCCCTGATTGTGGAAAGACAGAGGCCCTCTTTCGGGCTTCTTACAGACACAAAAAAGCCGGGATTGCGGCCCGGCTCTCTGCTTCACATAAAACTCTTGAGGTGAATTATGCATCTGCAGGAATCCAGTATACAAGCCCCATCGAATCTCGCGCCACAAAACGCGAAGCACGATTCTGTGGCGCGCACGATGAGCAGCTTTGATCTGCTTGTCCTGGTCAACGAAGCCAGGATGCAGCACGGCGAGAGCGAGGTTCGGCGCGCCGACTTCACTGCGCGCTGCAAGGACGAGCTAGATGGCGAATACTACGAAACTTTCGTAGTTAAGAATTCCCGCGGCCCGGCCTCCGAAGGCCTGATGCTGACCAAGGATCAATGCCTTCTGGTGTCGATGCGCGAATCCAAGGCGGTGCGCCGGATTGTCGTGCAAAAGCTCAACGACCTGTCGCGGCCTCGCGAACTGACCCGCCTGGAACTGATCCAGCTTGCCTATGAGGCAGAGCAGGCCCGTGTGCTGCTCACCGTCCAGGTCGAGGCCCAGGCCAAGAAGATCGACCACTTGGAGAACCTGTTCAAGGAAGGCATGAGCCACGTCCAGTTCTGCAAGGGCCTGAATGGGGTCAACGTGATGCAGGTCGGCCACTTCCTCGAAGGTCGAAACTGGCTCTACAACGAGAGCAAGTCCAGCACCCGCTACCGCGTCGGCGCCTACGCCCGTGACAAGTACATGACCGAGCACCAGAAGGAAATCACGCCGCATGGGCGCGAGGCGTTCATCAGCTACACGCCGATCCTGCTGCGCAAGGGTGCCGTGCGCCTGTACGAGCTGTACCTGGCCGGCGAGCTGCCCATGAAGAAGAACTGGGACGGCCTGCACACCCACGACAAAGCCGTGCGGGGTGCAGCATGAGCATCTACCAAATGACAGATGCCCAGTTATTGAAGTTGGCAGCCACAGCATTCGATGACGCCAATCTCATCGAAAGCAGCATGGGTGCTGGCTGGACCTACTGGATCGGCTTCTGCGAAGAGCTGCACTGCGATGTGACGCGCACTTGGGACCCACTGCAAGACGACGGCGACGCACTGCGCCTGGTAGTGAAACTGAGGCTTCAGGTAGTCATGCACTCCAACTGGGTCGAGGTTCTCCAAGACGGTATCCGTATGGCCAATGCAACCAGTGAGTATTTCGCCGGCTGCATGTTCGCTACCACACGCGCAGCCATCACGCGCGCCGCTGCCGAGTCTCAACTTCGGCAAGACGAGGAGTCCGGCCAATGACCGACATCCCGCGTCAATTCAAGGGCGTCTGGATCCCTGCCGAGGTCTGGCTTGATCACTCCCTGTCGATCACCGAGAAGGTGATGATGGTCGAGATCGGCAGCCTGCAAGACCCTGTGCGCGGCTGCTACGCCAGCAACAGCCACTTCGCCAGGTTCTTCGGCCTGTCGAGTTCCCGCGTGTCCGAGATCATCAGTGCTCTGTCGGCCAAGGGCCTTTTGCGGGTCGAACTGATCCGCGATGGTCGGCAGGTAGTAGAGCGTCGTGTGCGCCTTTCCAACCTATTCGGAAAGTCGAATACCTATTCGGAAAACACGGCGACCCTATTCGGAAAAGGCGGTGACCCCTATTCGGAAAAGGCGGAGGAGAGTAATACAAAGAGCAACAGTACAACTGAGGGTGAGCGCGCGGCCGCCAAGGCGTCCTCGACCGCTTCGCGCAAGGCTTCGAAGTTCGACCCTCTGACTGCCTGCCCAACCAACGTCACCCCCTCCGTATGGGCCGACTGGTGCCAGCACCGCCGCGAGATCGGCAAGCGCCTGACCAAGACCACCTGCGACCGCCAAGCCAAGACCCTGGCCGGACACCACGCACCTGACGCCGTGATCAACCAGTCCATCAGCAACGGCTGGGCCGGCCTGTTCCCGGAGAAGGTTTTGCCGGGCGCACAGCAGGGCCAGCGGCGCAACGGTCCCGACTTCAACGACACCAGCTGGGCTGATGACCTGGGGGCCTTATGAGTGCACAACCGAAACTGCGCAGCGTCACGCAGATTATGGCGGCGACCAAGAACGTGCCCGCCGAGGTGCAGGCCCCGGCCAAGCAACTGGATCAGCGCACGACCAAGGTGGTCAACGCCCTGTTCAAGGAGCTGCAGGCCATCTTCCCGGCATGGAAGCAGGCCTGGCCGGATGACGAGGCGCTGAAGGCTGCCAAGCGCAGCTGGATCAAGTCCTTCGTGGCCGCGGGCATCAACACTCTGGAGCAGATCCGCTTCGGCATCCAAAAGTGCCGGGTGCTGGGTACCGACTTCGCCCCGAGCAGCGGCAAGTTCATCAAGCTGTGCCAGCCGACGCCCGAAGAGATGGGCATACCACCGCTTGCGCGGGCCCTGGCAGAGGCGCTGGAGAACTTCCACCCCAGCAGGGCAGGTGCACGCCACTGGACGCATACAGCGGTGCGCCACGCGGCCCTGCAGTGCGAAGCGCAGAACCTGGGATCGATGGAGGTGGAGCGCGCCGAGAAGGTCTTCGCCAGGGCCTACGACATCACGATCCGCATGCTGGTGGCCGGCGAGCCACTGGGCGAAATCGCCACCGGCATCGGACACGACAGCCAGAAGAGCCTGAGCGAGCTGGCCGACGAGTACGCCAGCCAGCGCCAGGCCCGCCTACTGGACCTGCAGCAGATCCCATCGAGCGCCGCCGCCTGCCGTGCACACCTGCTGGCCAAGTTGAACATCAAGCGCGCCGGGCAGCCGGCCGGGGAGGGGGTGTGATGGCTACCCAAGAGCAAATCGACAATCTGATGAGCGCCTGCGACTCCTTCTGCCGTCTCTACGGGCGCCTCTGGGATCTCGTTGAGCCGGACGGCGCAGGCTTCCTGTCGCCAGAGTCGGTCAAGGACTACGACGCCATTCACGGCCGCATGCAGGCGGCGCTCGACGAGATTCGCGGGGAGAAGCACTGATGGACACCAACAAGATGCGCGACATCAGTCGCGAGCAGTTCGAGAGCTTCGCCCGCGATGTTCTGGACTGGTCAGATGATGAGTTTCGTCTGGCATCGGATGGCAAGTCTTACTACTGGGGCTCCACAGGTGAAGCCTGGGTGTTCTGGCAGGCCAGCCGCGAGGCCGTGGTGGTGGAGCTGCCAAGCCCCTACGAAAGTGCGCCGCCATACGCCTGCTATGAGGGCGGCTGGAACGACATGCGCGTCGAGGCGGTAGACGTAATCGAGGCCCAGGGCCTGAAGGTCGAGGTGAAGCCATGACCATCGACAAAGCGAAACTCAAGGCGCTGGCCGAGGCTGCCAACGCAGTCACGACCGACGTGAACATCACGATGGCCGCAGGCTCGGCTCCTGAAGAAGTCAAAGCCGTGCAGGATTACCTTCAGCAGGCCATGCCGAAGACCATCCTGGCCCTGCTCGCGGAGATCGACGGCCTTCATGACCAGCACGGGCGCGACAGTGGAGAGCTGCGAAAGCTATGCAACGCAAGAGATTCGGCGCGCCGGGAGCGCGACCAGCTCAAGGCCGAGAACGCAGAGCTCAAGCAGAACGTGTTCTACAGCGACCAGATCATCGAGACGCGTAACCGACTGCTCAAGTCCATTCCCGCTTGCCCTGTGCACGGCGACGAATGCGTACCACATGCCCAGGAGTGGGTTGAGGCTGCACGCAAGGATGCCGAGCGGTACCGGTGGTTGAGGGATAAAGCTCACACCGCTGACTGGGAATTTATCGGCGGTCAAACGCCTGACGCTGGAGAGGCAGAGATCGACGCGGCCATGGCCAAGGAGGCATCCCAATGACCCGGGTTCAGGTTGCGTTGTTTCTCTGCGTTCTCTACGGGGCCATCGGCGTTGCTGTTGACGGCGCCCTTCGCCCGATGATCATTCTGATGGTCGTCACATGCGGACCGCTGGCCATGCACTGGCTGACTAATCCGGCTGGAAAGGAGGCGAGCCATGACTGACGTCATCGCAAAACCTCGGCACTTCTGGTCGTCCGGCCCGAGCCGTGTCCGTGACGTGTGCCGGCTGGCGTACCTGTTCGCCACTGAGCTTTCCGTGTCTGGGGCTATTGAAATCATCGTCCGCCCGGTGAAGTCCCGCCGAACCCTGGAGCAGAACGCGAAGCTCTGGGCCATGTTGGCCGACATCGCGCGCCAGGTTGAATGGCCGGTCAATGGTGTCATGCAGAAGCTCGACAGCGAAGACTGGAAAGCGCTTATGACCGCAGCGGCACGCCAAGAGGTGCGCATGGCTTCCGGCATCAATGGCGGCGTCGTCATGCTGGGCGTCAGCACCCGGCGCATGTCCGTAGCTGAGCTGGGCGATGTGATCGAGTGCATGTACGTGTTCGGCTCCGAGCGCGGCGTGCGCTGGAGCGAGCCCAAAGGGCAGATGCCTGAGCAGTGGGAGGCGGCGGCATGATCTGGATCATCGCTCTGATATTGGCGCTCACCGGTGAGCCTTTCGCTTCAGTCATCGCCTGCATGATCGGCCTACTGATGGGGGCTAAGTGATGCGCGTGGTATCCAAGAAGGTGCGCGAGAGCGCTCGTGGCCAGGACTGCACCGTGCGCATCCCTGGCGCCTGCAACTTCAACCCGGAGACCACCGTGCTGGCCCACCTACCTTGCGGGCAGAAGGGCATGGGCATGAAGGGCTTTGACACCGTGGCGGTCTACGCCTGCAGTGCTTGTCATGACGTGCTCGATGGCCGAGGGAAGGGTGAGGTGGACTGGTCCGACATACCTCGCGCAATCGCTGAGACGCATGAGGCCCTGATTCGGGCCGGGATTCTGACCATCAAGGGGGCCGCATGACGGAACTGACACTACCGTGGCCGCCGACTGCGTGCAGCCCGAATGCCCGGGTGCACTGGACCAGGAAGAGCAGGGCGGCCAAGTCGTACCGGGCAGCCTGCCACCTGCTGGCGAAGCAGGCCGGTATCCAGGCGCCCAAGGGTGAAGCGCTGCTCATGCTCGAGTTCGTTCCGCCAGATCGCCGCCGCCGTGACGACGACAACCTTCTGGCGATGTTCAAGGCGGGCCGTGACGGCCTGGCAGATGCCCTGGGCATCGACGACAACGTGTTCGCCACTCAGATCAGGGTGAGCAAGGAAACGATCAAGGGCGGCGCTGTGCGCGTCCGTATCCAGCCACAGGAGCAAGCAGCATGACGCCAGCATGGGGATTCCTGATTTTGGCCACCCTCATGGTGGTGGGTGGTTTGGCGTTGTCGTGGGCGGGCGTAGTGCGCCGCAAGCGCAGCTACGAAGAATTCATTTTGAGCAAGGCCAAGCGGGCAGGGGGTGGGCAATGATCTATCGGGACGTGATTTCCGCAGTAATTCGAGCGCTGGCATCCGAGACGATCAACAGCGCTGGCGGCTGTGACTACACCCCAAAGGTGCAGTCCAGCAAGCTGAAGGGCGAGATCGTCGGCAAGGATGCGGCATTCCTCACCGACTGCTGGGTGTTCGGGAGGCTGCATTCCTGTCTGGACCAAAAGCATTGGCTGGCCCTGAATGCGCGCTACTCGACGCATATGGCTTCCAAGGTTGGCGCCATAGGCCTAATCGTTGCACACGTAACCTCGCCGGCGCCCAGGCTGTTCCTCACCAAGGCGGTGACCGCCTGGGCCTACCCGCAGCTTGGGGGCGCTGAGCGACCGGTCTCTCAAAAGGTGACGCTCGAGATTGACGAAGATGCCCCGGCTTGGCGAAAGGCCGCCGTGGCGAAAGCTCAGCAGGCCATCAACACAAAGCTGAAGCAGCGCCAGGAAGCGCCGTGCGAAGGGGTCATCATCCTTCCCGCGCACAACTACGACATGAACACCTGGGATCTCGATGGAAACCCAGAGCGCACCCGCCGAGACTGGCGCCGCAAAATCTTCAAGGGGCTGGACAAGATGGTGGATGAAGCGCTGGTGGAAGCAGGCGAGATCCTAGGCGGCGAGGGGGTTTTGTTCGATGATCAAGATGCTGCATAAAGCCTATTGACATCACATGCCGCTTCGCCGAATATTCACCCATCCTGTCATTCCTGCGCTAGTTGAGGAGTGGCGGTAAGGATAAAGCGAAATGTGATGGAATCGGTATACATAGGGGCCGGTCGCAAGATCGAAATAAATAGTCCTCCGGTCCTCGAATCGACGAGGGCGCCCGCAAGGGTGGCGATGGCCGTGTGGGTTCAAGTCCCACCATTTCGCTTTGCTGGACATGCAGATGATGGAAGGTGTCGACGCGGGCTCAATCCGCTGAGAGGTAAACCAGACTTCAGAAATGAAGTAAATCCCAGGTTCGAGTCCTGGCCATCTGCACTAATTCTCAAGCCCGGCCATCGCGCCGGGTTTTTATTGCCCGCAGAGGGCCTCAAGAGTCCCGGCCAAGTGCCGGGATTTCTGTTTCTAGTGCAGGGACCCACTGCCAGGGTGGCCCGCAAGGGGTGCCTGGACGCGGATAAGCCGGTAGTGCCGCGATGCAGAAAACACCGGCAGCCCAAGCACCCGTACCTCACATGCTTCGCGGGTGGCTTGAGGAGGATCCGGCGAGACCGATGCAGCTGGGTGTCGGCGCCGATGAAGCCTTTGGCGGACAGGTGGGGAAAGACCCACGCAAAGCGGGCAAGCAGCAGGTTTGCCGCCAGCCTTCCAAGCTGAGCAGAGAAGGGTTCGATTCCCTCTGCCCGCTCCAATTTCGTTATGTGCTGCTCCGCACTTTTGCCCGGTCCCTCAACAGGGCCTATCCGGGCCTTTTCTTCTAGGAACAATCCATGGCCGAACCAGCAAGCACGACTGCCGGCGTCCTGCTGGTGAAGTACGGCGTGATCATTGGTGGCTTCGCAGGGGCGATCCTCTCGCTGACCTTCCTGCGCGGACTCACTCGGGGGCAGGCGGTCGCCGCCTTCTTCACCGGCTTCGCTTCGGCAGTTTTCTGCACCCCGCTTGCCATCAGCTACTTCAACCTTGGCACAAGCGGAGAAACCCAATACGGCGTGGCCTTTCTGATAGGCCTTCTGGCAATGAACATCATCCCGGTGCTGAAGTCGCTCGTGGGTCAGTTCGGAGCCAAGGGAGCTACCTGATGAGCTCGACCCTGATTTCAATGTTGATCGGCGCCAATGCCTTCCTGAGCGTGATGGTGGTGATCGCCGCGTGCGACTACCTGCGACGGATCCGGCCGATGGATGAGCCGCTGCTGGCCGTTGCGTTCTACCTGGTGGCCATCGGTGCCTTCGGTGCGTTTGTCCTGGCCATGAGCGGCCATGTGCCCACCCTGTACGGCGTGATCCTCAAGCTGGGGGTTGTCCTGTATGCGGTAGCCCGGCGCGGCCATGTGTTCCAAGCGGGATAGCGCGCCACAAAATCATGAAGTGCCATTTCGTGGCGCGGAGAAAAATCTGTGACCACATCAAAACCGCGAATTCAAGTGCCATCTGGCGGGATTGTCACATCGGACAGTCTTTCCAACCTGGTAGCCAACATCGGCACCAACCGGGACAAGCGCACGCACAACCGGTTCGGGTTCCAGTTCGTCACGCCGTATGAGTTGGAAGCGGCCTACCAGTCCAACTGGCTGGCCCGTCGCATCGTGGACAAGCCCAACGAGGATGCCCTGCGCGAGTGGCGCACCTTCTCCGGGAAGGACGCAAAGAAGATCGCTGCTGAAGAGCGCCGACTTGGTGTGCAGCAGAAATACCTGGATGCATGCTGCTGGGCTGACCTGTACGGCGGCGCGGCCATGCTGATGATCACCGGCCAGGACCTGAGCAAGCCGCTCAACCTGGACAAGGTGAAGAAAGGCGGCCTGAAGAACATCGTCGTGTTCGACCGCTGGGACATCCAGCCGAGCCAGTTCAACTTCACCGATCCTCTGGCGCCAAACTGGATGCTGCCTGAGGTGTACACGGTCGTGAACGGCCAGCAGCCAATCCACTACTCGCACGTCATCCGTCGCACCGGTGCCCGCCTACCGCGTCGTATGGCTCAGTTCGAACAGGGCTGGGGTGATAGCCGCCTTCGTCGCTGCATGGAAGATCTGCGCGATGTGGTGGCTACCAAGGGTGGTATTGCCTCTCTGGTTCTTGAGGCGAACGTCGACACCATCAGCGTGAAGGGGCTACAGGGCGCATTGTCCAGCGCGCAGTGCGACCAGATCACCGAGCGCTACCGCTTGTTCGGCATGTTGAAGGGGATCATCAACCTTGGCCTGCTGGACCAGGACAACGAGGTCTATGACCGCAAGAGCATCGCCTTCTCCGGCCTCAGCCAGATCATGGAGCAATTCATGGTGTGGACTGCTGGGGCTGCCGAGATGCCGGTGACCGAGCTTTGGGGGCAGTCTGCCTCTGGCCTGAACTCGACCGGTGACGGCGACCTCAAGACCTACCACGGCACCATCAAGGGCAAGCAGGACGGCCAGATGCGCCGAGACCTTGAGCGCCTGGACGAGGTGCTGATCCGCTCCGCGCTGGGCACCTACCCCGATGACATCGAGTTCGAGTGGAACCCGCTCTACCAGAAGTCGAGTGTGGAAGAGGCTCAGGAAGACCTGGCAGACGCTCAGGCCGACCAGCTCAACATCGATAGCCGCATCATTCGCCCGAGCCACGCCATGCGACGAGCTCAGGCCAAGGGCCGATACGCCATAACCGACGAGCAGATCGCCGCCCAAGAGCAGCGCGAGAAGGACGAAGACAATGGCCTTGGCTCCGAAGAAGACCTCGAAGCCTTCACCCTTGGAGGCCCTGACGGCGATAAACAAGACCCTGCTGGCGAGAAAGAGAAAGCCCCGGGAGCCTGATCCGGTACGACCCAGCGGTGACGCGGAGCGGTTCTACCGGGGCAGCCTCAACCAGCTGGTCCGCACCATGTCGCAGCAGCTGTATACGGTCCTTGGGCCTGAGCTGGCCCGCCTAAAGCCGCAGTACACCGCCGACAGCCAGGTAACCCTGGATGGTTGGACTGACGACATCCTTGCCGTGATACGCCGGGTGTCGTCGACTTTCACCACCAGCCTATTCGACCAGCAGGCCCGCCGGGTAGCGGCCGGCACTATCAGTCGGGCCGAAGCCGACAACGCCGAGGACTTCCGCAAGTCGGTTAACCGGGCCGTGGGCGTGGACTTCGAGCTGATTGCCAAGCCCAAGGGCATGGTCAACTACCTCGAGGCCTCGACCGCCGAGAACGTCAACCTGATCAAGTCCATCCCTGCCGAGTACTTCCAGCGGGTCGAGACGATCGTGCTGGGCGGCATGAAGAGCGGCCTCGCTCCTACGGCCATCGCCAAGCAGATTCAGGAGCAGACCGGTGTCAGTGCCAGGCGGGCCAAGCTGATTGCCCGGGACCAGGTATCGCAGCTGAATAGCGACCTGACCCGCCAGCGGCAGACAGCAGCCGGCATCGAGTTCTACCGCGTTGAGACGGCCAAGGATCAGCGCGTCTCTGGTGACCCCAGTGGCAAGTATCCCAACGCAAAGATCAGCTGCTACGGCATCGCCAAGCAGGACATCGGCTACGGCCCGGGCGTTTACAAGGTATCCGAGGGCGCTACCTGGCGCGGCGTGACCAACCTGCACCCAGGCAAGCACCACCCGCTCTGCCGGTGCGTAGGGATCTCCCTGATACCCGGCGTGAACTACTTCCCCGACAAGAACGGGTAGCACATGAAAAGAATGACCATCGACGCGGCCTTCACGCCGACGTCGCGCACTCGCACGCCTGAGGGTTACCTCTGCGTTAAGGGAATTGCGGCCCGCACGGGGGTTTACCAGTACGTTTCGACTGAACTGGACCTGCCGGGCCCGGCCCGCATCGTGAACGTCTACAAGCCCGCCGAGGAGCTGTTCAACCCTGAGTCGATGGCCACGTACGTCGACAAGGATGTGACTAACGACCATCCCGAAGACCTGGTCGACTCGACCACCTTCCGCGAGGTCTCCGTCGGCCACGTTCGCGGCGTTGAGCAGGACGGCGAGAACCTCGTCGTCGACATGATCATCAAGGATCAGTCGGCCATCGACGACATCGAGTCGGGCAAGGCCGAGCTCTCGCCTGGCTACACCGCTGAATACGCGGAAGAGCCTGGAGTAGCCCCTGACGGCAAGGCTTACGAGTACACCCAGCGCACCATCCTCAACAACCACATGGCGGTTGTTGAAGCAGCGCGGGCCGGAAAGATGGCCCGAATCTTTGACCACAAACCGAAAGGTACCCCCCCAATGGCGACCCGGAAAGTCTTCCTAGACTCCAAGAAAAGCCGCTCCGTCATCCTCGACGAAGAGACCGCAACGGTAGTCGAAGACGCCGTGTCGAGCCTCATGAAAACCCTCGACGAGGCGAACGAGCGCGCAGACAAGGCCGAAGCGGCCAAAGACGAAGCCGAAGAGAAGGCAGACGAGGCGAAGAAATCGACCTCCGACGCTGCGATCGGCGAGCGCGTCAAGCTCACCCTCGACACCATCGCCTCCGCCTCGAAGATCGTGAAGAACTTCGACAGCAAGGGCCTGGTATCCCCGCTGGAGATCAAGCGCGCCGCGCTGGCCCAGCTGAAGCCCACCCGAGACTGGGCCGGCAAGTCCGAGGCCTACATCACCGCCGCATTCGACTCCGCCGAGGAGGATGCGAAGGAAACCAGCGACGAGGATGACGACGAGGACGCTCAAGCGACCAAGGACAGCCTCGCCGGCCTGGCCAAGGACCTGAAGAACCGTCCGAAGCTGACCAATGACGGCTCCGAGGCCTACACCAACTTCCTGAATGGGGTGACCAAGTAATGGCGACCGCAATCGACACCTTTGGCCAGTACGCTGGCAAGGCCTTCGAGGGTCAGATCAACGACCTGTCGATGGCCGACATCACCACCGTGGTCGCCGACCTGGCCATCCCGTTTGCCCGTGCCGTTGTAGTCGGTTCGGCTGCCAAGCGCGGCAAGCTGCCTGTGGCCACCGCAGCCCTGTTCCTGGGCATCTCGGCACGCAAGACCGTCGGCGTGAGCTCCAGCTACATCACCGGCGATGCCTCGAACCCAACCAACGGCAACGCCGTCGGCGGCTACCGCCTGGGCGAGGAAGTCAGCCTGGTCAGTCACGGCCGTATCTGGGTCAAGACCGTTGATGGCGCCACCGTCGGCGCCCAGGTCTATGCCAAGCCCACTACCGGTGAGCTGACCAATGCGTCCACCGCTGGCAATCACGTCCTCGATGGCTGCACCTTCCTGACCGCTGCGGCGGCCGGTGAGCTTGCCCTGGTGCAAGTGAAGGCCATCAAACAAACCACCATTGCCGCTTAAGGAGCGACCTATGAGAACAATGGACGCTGCGGCCCAGGCGCAACTGGGCTTCCTGGTCGGCAACCTGACCTACATCGAGCAGGAGGTTCTGCGACAGCCGTACCCGGAGATCAAGTATCCCCGCGTTCTGGCCGTGGATACCTCCGCCCCGGACTACATCGAGTCCATTGGCTTCAAGGTGCTGGACTACAAGGGTGAGCCGGCCCCCATTGGCGACCTGTCGCACGACTTCCCGCTGGCCGAAATCGCCTCGAAGATCGGCGGTGTCGACGTTGTGCAGGCAGGCCTGGGCTACACCTACACCCAGATCGAAGTCGGCAAGGCCATGGAAATGGCCAATGCCCAAGGCTTCGGCGGTGCGATCAACTACCTCGCCGAGAAGCCAATCGCGACCCGCACCCTGACCGAGCAGTGGCTTGACCGCGTGGCATTCATCGGTGATGCGCGCTGGCCTTCGCTGGCCACCGGCGGCCTGATCAAGTACCCGGGCGTTCCCGTGCTCGCCACTGGCACGCTGCTGGGCGGTGCGAACAAAACCTTCGCCCAGATCCTAGCGCAGGACCCTGACACCGCCGCGAGCGAAATGCTGACCCTGCTGAACAACCTGATCCTTCAGGTTTACCAGGTGCAGACCAACAGCATCTTCCGTCCGACGAACATCCTGCTGCCGCTCAAGCAGTACGGCCAGCTGACCACCTTCCGCATTCCGAATACCTCGGAAACGTTGGTGAGCTACCTGGAGCGCGTGCTGAACATCACGTTCGAGCCGATCCTGCAGCTGGCCGGCGCCGGTGCTGGCGGCACTGACCGGATGATGGCGTACACCAAGAACGCCCAGTTCGCGAAGTTCCACCTGCCGATGCCGTTCCAGCTGAACGCGCCGATCCCGTCTCACGGCGGCCTGCGATTCGAAGCTGCTGGCGTCGTCCGCACTGCCGGTACCGAACTGCGGGTTCCGCTGAGCCACGCCTACGTCGACGGCATCTAAGGGGGTCACCATGTCTTCGAAGAAGATTTACACCAACGTCAGCGCCAACCCTGTCGTCCTCTCGGACGGCAGCTCGGTGCAGCCAGGCGGCCAAACCACCGATGAGCAGTTCGAGCTGGCCAAGGGTTCGCTCTGGGCTGAGCACGGCCTGCTGGTGCCCGGCGCGCCCGAGCAGCCCGACGACGCCAATGGCGATCTGCAGGCGCTGAGCGAGGAGAACGCCCAGCTCAAGTATGACCTCTTCGCCGCCCAGGCCAAGCTGTCCGATCTGGAAGCCGCCACCAAGGGACACCCGGAGCAGGTCAAGGCCCTGGAAGATCGCCTCACCCAGGAGTCGGCCCGTGCCAGCAAGCTGGAAGGCGAGCTGAAAGAAGCCCAGGCCAAGCTGGTCGCCAAGAAGTAAGCCATTGTCACGGCCCCTTCACCGGGGCCAATGACTGGAGAACCTGATGGCTTCCATCACAAACATCAGCTCGCATCGCATCGACCTTGCCGACCTTTCGTTGGCGCCTGGCGAATCGATCGAGCACTTCGACGACCGAGAGGCTTAGCGCCTGAAGTCGACGAACTACTACCGGGCCGGCTGGATCAAGATTGGCCCGTCGCCCGAGCCCGAGCCGCCCGCCGAGGAATGAACCGCCATGGCCGAACTGAACATCCCGGTGACGCCAGAGATGGTCGCTGAATTCCGCGTCTACTACGAAGAGTTCGCCGACCCGGCCAAGTGGTCAGACGCCAGGATCACCAAGGCGCTGAACATCGCCAAGGGCGAATTCGGCACCTGCGGCAACTGGGGTCTCTATGGCCCCTATTCGTTCCTGCAGCGCGGCTGGTTCGCCCTGGCGGCCCACTACCTGACCTGGAATGCGGCCACCACTGCCGCGACCGGCGCCGACGGCAGCGCCACCACACCCTACGCCGTGTCCAGCAAGAGCGTTCGTGATGAGTCGGTGTCCTACGCCGTCCCAGGCGCGAACGCATCGCTGACGGCCTGGGAGGCGGCTCTTGCGCTCACCCCCTACGGGCTTGAGTACCTGCACCTGCGGCAGCGGGCCGGCATGGGAGCGATCTGCGTATGATCCGACCCACCGTAAGCCTCATCGGCCGTCAGCAGGTCGAGCAGGCCATGAAGGACCTTGCCCAGCGCCTGGAGCGTGAACAGCGCGTGCTGGTGGGCGTGCCCAAGGGTGCTGGCGAATACGAGGATGGCCTTACGATCGCCACTGTGGCAGCCGTGAACAACTTCGGCAGCGCCGATGGACACATTCCTGCCAGGCCGTTTCTAGCCCCGGGCGTAGAGCGCGGCGCCCCACAGTATATGCGCCTGGTTGAGCTAATGATTCCGCAGGTGCTTACCGGCGATATGCAGATGCGCACCTTGCTTGATCAGCTCGGCGAGCTCGCTGAGGGCAACGTCAAGCAGCAGATCCTGGATACCTACACGCCGCCTAACGCGCAATCAACGATCGACAAGAAAGGCTCCGATCATCCCCTGATTGATACCGGCAATGCGGGTCTTCTGGGCTCAATTCGCTATGTCATCGATGACGGCGCTGATCCTATCGAGGAGGGCATCTGATGGGCCTGAACATGCGCGGGCACGTCAGCGGCCCCTTCGTGTCGCATCGCGGCGTGCAACGCATGCGCTACAGCAGCGAGATCATCGACTTCGAGCCGAAGCTGACCATGACGCTGCTCGACACATTCGACGCCAACGTCCAGCCGGCCAGCGACAAGGAAATCGAGTTCCTCCAGATCGGCGCCGAGCGGATCAACGATATCCGGGTAATCCACCGCAACGACGGCAAAGGGATCGAGGTTTCGACCCCGGGCAACCTGGCCGACATCCTCGTCTTCGCCGAGACCCCGGACAAGCCCGCTACCTGGTGGAAGGCCATGGCCACCGACTACCGGCCTTGGCACAGCTTCTGTCGGGCGGTGATCGCCAAGCTGGACCCGGCCGAGATCGAGAAGCTGCAGGGGTACGCCAATGGTTGACACCATCGCTATCACGAAGGTGGTGTGCTCGGTTGTGGTTGCCGCCACCGGCCTGCCGGCCAACAAGGTGATCGTCGGCGACCCAGGCACGTCGGCGCCCACCGGCACATACGCCGCCGTACGCATCGACAGTCCAGCCCAGTTCGGTCAGGCGCTCAAGACGCAGCGCAGCGTGCCCGCCACCGATGACCCGCGCTTCGAGGACATCATCGAGCGAGTGGCAACCCAGTTCACCATCGGGTTCAGCATCAACATCTACCGCGCCGGCGCTATGGGCTTGGCCATGGACCTGTGCGAGGCGAACAAGCGCGAGCCGATCAAGACCATTCTGCGCCGCGCCAAGCTGGGCTGGTCCCGCGTATCACCCATCAACAACCTGACAGGCCTCTACCAAGCAGCAATGGAAGAGCGCTCGCAGACCACCCTGTACCTCTACGGCGAATCCGTGGCTGAAGACCGCATCCGGCGGATCTACCGCGTCGGCTTCGAGGTTCAAACCGAACAATCTGGCGCCATCGCGCAAGGGGAAGTAAATGCCTTATCCGGCTGAGAACATCATCAACATCGTGACGAGCATCCGCGCGGCCGGCCTGGGCACTGCCAACTTTGGCGCTGGCATGGTCTTCGCGGACTTTGACTCATCGACCGACACGACCTTTGCCGAGGGCACCTACCGTGACTACGGCGGCGCGGCGGCCCTCGCCGAAGACTTCGGCACCACCTCCGATGTGTACAAGGCTGCGCTGGCATGGTTTTCGGCAGTGCCGAAGCCTAAATCGCTGCGTGTTTATCTGCGCCAGGAAGACGACAGCCCTATCGAGTCCCTGAACGATGCGATCAACAAGCGCATCTGGTTCTACTGGTTCGAGTTCGAAACCGCCATTCGAGCGAATGCGGCCGACGTGCTGGCCATGCAGGTCGCTGCTGATGCCGCTGGCAAGTTCTGGGCATATACGACCAACGATGCCGCCGTGCGTGATCCTGCTGTTACCAATGACATCGTCAGCCAGGCGAAGGCCCAAGGGTCGCGTCGCATGTTCCTGCTGAGCCATGCCAGTGCACCCTATGCAGGCTTCGAACTGGCAGCGGTGTTCAGCCGGGTCAACTTCAGCGCAGCGAACTCGACCATCACCGGTGAGTTCAAGAAGCTGCCCGGCATTGTTGCCGAGGACCTCCCGCTCACCTCCTACAGCGCCATGCGCCAGAAAGGGGCTGTGTTCTACACCACCGTTGAAACTGGCGGGCAGGAGGACTCGGGCCGGGTGATCAACTCGAAGACCACCTCCAGCTTCGGCGAGTACATCGACGACGTGTTCAACCTGGACGGGTTCGTGAACACCCTGCTGGTGAACCTGTACAACGCCCTGACCAATGTGCCGACCAAACTGGCCCAGACCCCTGAAGGCCAGCAGGTGCTCATCGACGCGGCAGCCCAGGTTGGGCAGCGCTTCATCGACAACGGCTATCTGGGTGCGCGCCAGTACACCAGCCCCGAGACTGGCGATGAGGTACTGAGCGATGGATACGAGATTCTCAGCAAGGCTGAAGACATCCTCGGCTTGACCGACGCTGAGCGCGCCGAGCGCCTGGCTGCCCCAATCATCATGCGCCTGTTCCGTGCCGGCGCCATCCACGCCGTAGACGTAACCGTCAACGTCGACTGAGGAGATCCCGGAATATGTCGCTCAACAACATGTCAGTCGAGAACACGATTCTCGTCATCACCGGGATCGGCGTCATCAACGACTGGGGCCGCACTGACCCGCCGTTCACCATCGAATGGATCGATGAAAACGGCAACCTGATTCGCGGGCTGGGCGGAAATGGGGTCAGCTTCTACCGAAAGAACCCCGGCCTCCGCGTTACGGTTAACCTGATGCCAGGTAGCCCGCAGGCAACCGCACTGCAAGCAATGCTGAATGCCAAGACCGAACTGTCAGGCTCTTATGCCTCTGTCGCAGGCCTAGAGGGCGCTGTGTTCTCCGAAGGCATCTTCACTCGCGGCAAATCCATGGCCCGAGGCGGACCCGGCCTGAACGACGGCACCTTCATCATGGAATTCAACAAGGCGAAAGTGGTATGACCCAGGCCCAGGACTTCATCCGCAAGATCGAGCATGAGGGTGTGACCTACACCTTCGGCATGCCCAGCGCTGAAAAGCAGCGCGCCGTGCTTTTTCGGCTGGGCAAGTACGGTGTCGAGCCGCTGATTCGCGGCCTGGCCCAGGCTGAACTGGGCGCCGCGTCCTCCGTAGCCATCGCTGGCCAGATCGTCGGCGTCATGCTCTCGCGCATTCCCGAGGATGACTTCAACTTCATCTGCGACACGATGCTGGGGCAGATGCACAAGAACGGCGAACTGCAGACGATCAACGCCTTCTCTGGTCGGCTGAAAACGTACTTCACCCTGGTGGTGCTGGCCCTCGGTAACGTCTTCGAGGATTTTACAAATCTCCTGATCCACTTCCAGAGCTCTACCGCTTCTCGGGTCGAGGCAGCGCAGGATCAGGAGAACAGTTAAATCCTGCGATTGACTGGTTTCTCTGGCGGCCGTGCATCGGCATACCGGGCTTGTGCCCTCCGCTGTGTACATACAGTCAGCTCCAAGATGGTACCTACGATCTCGCTTGGGTTAAGAGGGCCAACCTGGCTTTGGATGAGATTATTTATCTGAAGGACTTGGCAAAAGAACAGTCTCAGGGGTGAGCATGTAAATAGCCCACCCACTCAAAATGCTCGGTGAAGACAAGCTTGTTCTGCTTCATGAGATTCATGAATGCTGGTATTACCTGGATATTAGTCCAAGTATGGAGCCCGCTGACCATCCTTGAGTACAGCGGGATCATATGGTCAACGTGCCAATCGACACCGGTGACTAGCCTCCGATGCGCGGCCAGCAGGTAGGCCTCCTCAAGAGCGAATCGATCAAGATCCGAAAACCAGGAAGGAGTCCTTTCGAGCACTCGTTTTTTACGGTTCCGCCTGTACTGAGTTATCTCAGATTTGTTCCTCTCGGCCCATGCTCTTGAGTTGGCTATGGCCCTGTCCTTGTTTTGCAAGAACCAGGCTCGAGAACGGAGGACTACAGCCTCCCGGTTTCGCTCGTACCAAGCTCTTGCCTGAGCCCTCGCCGATTCAGGGTCCTTGGCGATGTACTTTTTGCGATAGGACCTCGCCTTTTCTCTGTTAGTGGCTTGATAGGTCGAAGAGTACGAAATCAAGTGGTCTCTATTTTCGATGTAATAGGCAGACTTCCTTTCTGCTTCCATCTTCTTGTGGGCATCACACAAGCAGTTTTTGGACTTTGTGTGCCTCTCGGCTATTTCGCCCAAAACGCATGGCTTGCCAGTGAAGTAAGTTTTTGATCCGGATGAGATGGCCTCTGATCGAGTTGCAGGTATTTCCATAAAAAGATTTTACCTTGCTGTTTTTTCAATTCTAACACGACGACAATCGCGTGACATGGAGAGGCTTATACATGAGGGTGTTAGAAAGCTTCCTTATTGCGCTAGGGTTGAAAGTCGACGAAAAGTCTTTCCAGCAAGGCCACAACGCCTTCAATGGCCTGACCAACTCTGCGCTTAAGCTGGGTGCAGTGCTCGCCTCGAAGCTGGCCATTGACAAGGTGGTTGGAGACTTCAAAAACGCAGGCACCGCGCTGGACAATTTCAATCGCCTGACCGGGCTTAACACGCAGCAGGTCCAGGCCCTCGGGCAGGCTTATACCGCCATGGGCGGAAATGCGTCGGACGCCCTAGCTACCTTTCAGAAAATTCAGGATTTGATGTCGTCACCTCAGACAGGAAACGTCGGCTGGTTCGGTGACGTGGCTAAGCTGGGCCTGGATCCTAATGCGATCATAGGGGCGAATAGCACAGCAGATGCTTTAGAAAACATCGCCGCCGCCTTCGAGAAAATGACCCCTCTGAATCAGCGACTCGCAGGGCAAGCACTGGGCCTGGACGAAAATACTGTTCGCATGCTGATGAAAGGGCGCGAGGAGGTCGAGAAGCAGCTGGATTCCCGCAACAAGCTGGGCATCATGACTGGCAAACAGGTCGAAGATGCCGCCCGGCTTACCAAGGCGACAAGTGAACTAGACCAGGTCTTCACTGATATTGGGGTCACCATTGCAGGTGAGCTAACCCCAGCGTTTGCCGAAATGGCAGAGGACTTCAGCCAGTTCTATCGGGACAACAAAGAGCTAATCCACTCAGGGCTTGAAACCTTTTTTGGTGCAGTGGCGAAGAACATAGAGGGCGTGGCAGTAGCCATGGCCCTGATGGGAGGAGCTACAGCTCTGAAAGGGCTTGCAGCGCTTAAGGCCATCCTAAGTCTAGGAAAGAATGGAGCACCTACCGTCCCTGGGTCACCCGGCGGGCCAGGGCCAAAAGGAGGCCCAGGATCTTCGCCTTGGATTCCTATTGCCGCAAGCACCACCGCTGTCGGTTTGCTAGCCGCTCTGTACTCTCCATCATTGAACGATGGAGAGAATGACGAAATAGCAAAAATCCGAATGAAGAATGGGGGTGCGGACGGCGCCGGCCCGGTGATTGACTACCTGCGGTCCAAAGGGCTGTCTGACACTCTTGCCAAAGGTATAGCTGCGAACGTCCAAGCCGAGAGCGGTTTTGATCCGAAAGCCGTGGGCGACGGCGGCAAAGCTTACGGGCTTCTGCAGCTGCACCCCCCTAGGCAGGCAGACTTTGCCGCCTACTCTGGCAAGGATATCCGCCAGTCTACCTGGCAGGAGCAGCTCGACTTTGCCGTGTACGAGGCAACAAAGGGCAAGGAGAGGAAAAACTGGGCAAGCGTTGAGAATGCCGAGTCCCCATCAGAGGCTGCGTACAACTACTCGAAGTATGTCATTCGGCCTGCCGAGGAGCAGCGCAGGGCCCAAGAGCGAGCGCAGATAGCTGCAGGCTATGGTTTGCCTGTTCAGCAATCCAAAGATCCGGTTATCGATCTGAGCGACCCCGGCCAGTGGAAGAAAGCTCAAGCCGGGCTTTCCAGCGGCCCCGGCATCTTCGAAGAGCTAGAGGCCTGGGCAAAATCTCAGCGCCGTCACGCCGAGGCGCCGATTGATCCAGTCCCGCGCCAGTCCGCGCCTGAATATACGGCACGGGACGTTGTTACACCGGCCCCTGCCGGCCCAGCTCCAGCGGCAGCGCCGGGTGATGGCGAATGGAGACCTGTTGAGCGTAATGACAACCGTCAGTACCACTTCCACGGCGCGGACATTGGCAAGGTCAAGCAAGTACTCAATGAGGAGATGTCCACGTTGATTGACCACACCACCAAGAACTTCAAGAGCGCTGAGCGATGAGCATTACTGAAGGCGTGATGAGCTTCTTCTCGAAAACCGTTCCCGAAATCAACAAGATTGAGTTCGATGCCAAGCTCGAGGGAATGACCAGCAAGGCCGTCCAGTTAACCCAGTTCCCGGTTGAAGTTGGAGCAAGTATCAACGATCACGCCGTTCTGCTTCCCGATCGTTACCTGTTGACCGGAGCTGTATCTAACACACCCCTTGGCATTGGCCTGAGCGATATCGGCATGATGGGTGTAGGAGCCACCGCCACGGCGGTCGGTGGCATAGGAGGGGCTGCCATATCAACCGTGGCCGCCTACTTGCTTTCTGGTAGCGAAGGAACTCGGTCCGCGACGGCTTGGAAGGCGCTCTCAGCCCTACTGCAATCGAGAACTCGATTTGAACTGGTCACGGAGTACGAAACCCTCAACAACATGGTGCTCATCCGTTTGGATCAGCGCACACGACCTGAGGATGAAGACGGACTTGTATTTGTGGCGGAGCTGCAGCAGGCCAGGGTCATCAAATCGGAGGTGGGTCGTGGCGTGACTTCGGCTGATCAACTACTGAAAAACGACCCGGTAGCCACTCAAGGCGCCCCCATGATTTCGTCCGGATCTGTGGCAGTCGAGGTTCTCCCATGAGCCGCTTCAAGGTACAGGTACAAGCCCTTCCAGCTCAGGATTTCACCGCTCAGCTTGGCGCCAACACCCTGACCATTGAGCTGCAGTGGGCCGTCCGTCTCCAGGTGTTTCAGGTGAACATCAGGACCGCGTCTGGCGCCATGCTCACGGCCGGCCGCTACCTGTTGCCTGGGGTGAACCTGCTGGCCGGCCTCTATCCGCCATCCAAGGTGGCATATGGCTCGCTCACCCTCGAAGGCGATCAGCCAACCCCGACCAACCTCGGCATAGACAACGTTCTGGTGTGGTCCGATGAATGACGAAATATTCTCGAGGCGCTACAGGCTCAAGCTAGGTCGGAAGGCCGGAAGCTTGGTTTACGAGATGAATCCGTCCAACAAAACTCCAGCAGCAGAAAATCTTCCCATAGGTGACGGCCTTAGGATCACCTTCCAGATAATTCACTTCGCTGGCAATGCCCTCAGCGTTGCAGAGATTGCCATTTACAACGTATCTGATCGATCTGCCAGGCAGATGCTTGGTGATGGGGCTGAGAGCAAATACGAATTTATTTCACTGGAAGCTGGATACGAGAGCAATTTTGGCTCGGTATTTATCGGCCAGATCACCAACGTACAGCGCTTTATGGAGGACGGCGGCTCAACAAGCGGGATCCGATTTTTCTGTCAATCGCAAGCCAAAGACCGTGATCAGCGCCTTATCAACCTAACCCTGGCTCCAGAAACAGACCCTGTGCAAATCATCGAAGAATGCGCTTCTCGCTTCGGTGCCGAGATCCAGTTCTTGGGAGACTTTTCAGGGCTCAGACGCAGGTCTGGTGGGACCGTCCTCCAGGGTGCGCTGGTGTCTTGCATGAACGAGCTTGCAGCGACTTATGAGTTTGACTGGATGATTGAGAACGACGCCATGAAGATCATCAAAAAGGGTTTCGCGATGCCTGTTAAAGCAGTCATCAGCGCAACCACGGGGATGATCGGATCACCAGTTGTCACCGACACAGAAGTCGGCATCAGGTGCGCCCTTAATCCGAAGCTAAAGCTGGGAGACACCATAAAGCTTGACTCCATGGCGCCGCGCTTCGAGTTCTCAGACGTGTTCTTTTACAGGGTTGAGCGGACCATTGGCGAAGGCTTTTACAGAATCTACTCACTAGCATTCATCGGCGACTCCCACGGTGATCAATGGGAAGCCCAGGTTAGCTGTTTGCGGCTGGGCACGATGGAGCAGTCAGGAATCGCGGAGAGGGCGGGACGATGATTGATCCGTTGGCCTCCCGCACCCGGGAACAGTTTGCCAAGATGCTGCGCGAGATCTTCGGCGAGTACCTCAAGGATAACGTGCGCACCAGCGTGCCCGGGCATGTGCTCAGCTTCGACCCAGCCAACCAGCTGGCCGAGGTGCAGATCGGGCTGATGATCGAGGACAGGCTTGGCAATGCCGAGCCGCGCCGCCCTATAGTTCGCGTCCCGGTGCAGTTCTGGGGCGGCACGGGCGGCACGCTGGAATGCCGGATTGCCGCGGGCGTAGAAGGCTCGATCATGTTCTCTCAGGAGTGCATCGACTCCTGGGTCGATCAAGGTGGTGTAGCTGCCAAGTCCGAGCCGCGGCGCTTCTCGATCAACGACGCCTACTTCCTGCCGGGCGTGCGCTCGGTCCCCGGCGCAATCACCGACTTCTCCAACAACGGCATCCGCCTGCGTGACAGCAGCGGTGGCGTCTACGCCTGGCTCAAGGACGACAAGACCGTTGCCATGGCCAACGGCGCAGGCTCCATCACCATCGAGCCTGGCGGAACCGTGAACATCAACGGCGTGACCATCACCCCTGATGGACTGGTTACTACGCAGAACGACGTGTTGGCTGGAGTCATCAGTCTCAAGACCCACAAAACATCCGAGGTCCAGCGCGGCCAGGGCGTCAGCGGAGTACCCGTCCCATGACCGTTCGAAAGCTCGACTCCAGCGGCGACTTGGCCCTTGGCCAGCAAAAGCTGATCACCGGCTACTCAGCTGAGGAAGTGGCGCAAAACGTCCGCACCAGGCTCAAGTTCTTCCTGGGCGAGTGGTTCCTGAACACGGCCGATGGCACCGACTGGTTCGGTGGCGTGCTTGGTAAAGGCTCAAGGCTTGCGACACGCGAGTCGATCATCCGCCGGCGAATCCTGCTCACGCCGGGATGCGTAGGCATGACCTCGTTCAGCGTGACATCCGACGCTGTGACTCGGCAGCTGACGGTGACGGCGACCACTACCAGCGCCTCTGGCGAGAGCGCCGACATCAACTTCGTACAGGCAATCGTCTAAATGGCTCAGATTACCGACCAGGGCATCACGGGAACGTCGCTCAACGAATACTTGGCCGACATCAACACGCGGACATTGGCCATCGATCCGGACTGGAATATTGACCCGGATTCCCCTGACGGCCAGCGCATCGGCATCGAAGCGGAAATGATGGCGAACCTGGACGAAGGGATCGTTGCCGCCTACCGCGCCAAAGACCCGGACAGCGCCACGGGTGAAGCCCTGCGCAACATTGGAAAGATATCCGGCGTCGCCATCCGGGATGCTACCTACTCGGTCGCCCCGATCACAATCACCGGTCAGGCTGGCACCCCGCTACCAGCCAATTCCCAGATCCGCAGCAGGATCGACAACACTCTCTGGCTGACCACGGCAGTGATCGTGATCGGCGTGTCGCAGAGTGCCACCGGCTTCGCGACCTGCGTTACCCCTGGGCGCGTGCTGGCCGCCGCAGGCGAGCTGACGATCATCGGCACCCCGTACCCAGGATGGTCGTCTGTAACGAACGCCGCCGCCGCAGCTGGTGAGCCGGCAGAGTCGGACGTCGAGTTCCGCGCCCGCCGGAACAATTCGGTATCGCTGCCCGGCAGCAACATGAAGGACAACATGAAGGCTGCCGTGGCCAATGTTGCCGGAGTCACTGCTGTGGAAGTGCTGGAGAACAACAGCGATGAGCCGGCCGACCCGGACGGGATTCCGTACACCGCGATCGCAGTGATCGTGAATGGCGGATCAGACCAAGACATTGGCCTGGCGATGTACTCCAAGTACAACCCCGGCACGCCAATGTACCCGCGATACAGCACCAAGACGGATACGTGGGTCGACCCCCCAGGCGCCACTGGCGTCAGGGTCCAAATCACATCGCCATCCACTGGGAACATCGAGACGATGACCTTCCAGCGCGCGGTCGCCTTGCCGATTCATGTTTCGGTCGCGGTTCAGCGCAAGGGAAATCTGCCAAGCGACATTGAGCAGCGCATCAAGGACGCGATTGTCGAGGATTCGATCAAGCAGCTCTTCTCGGACGATCAGGTCAAAGGCTTCAACCAGGGCGGGTATGACATTGGCGAGATCGTGCCAGTCGGTCGGCTGTACACGCCGGTGAACAAGGTGCTTGGCCAGTACGGCGACAGCTACATCACCAGCCTGACCATCGGGCTCAGCGCGAGCAGTCAGGGAGTTACGCCAATTCAGCCAGAGATCGCCCAGCTGGCCACCTTCGACCCTGACAACATCACGGTTTCGGTGCCGCTATGAAAATGGACCACGTCGCGCGCGCCAGGCGCAGGATCATCAATCAGTACCGCGGCAAGCAGCGTATGACGCGCTGGCTCACGCTGACGCCGACCATCGCCAACGAGAAGCTTGAGCAGCCGATAAGCCAGATCTACTCGGCCTACGACGTCGACACCGTCACCGGTGAGGATCTGGACGTCATTGGCCGGATCGTAGGAGTGCCCCGGCCAATACTGCGCGGCGCCGCCTACGACGTCTTCGGCTACGCCGGGAACGACAGCTACACCAACTACAACGTCGCGCCCTACATCGGCGACGGCGCTGCGGTGGATGCGCCGCTGAACAACGACCTGTATCGCAAGCTGATCAAGGCGAAGATCGCCAGAAACGTCAGCGACGGCACCAGCGACAGCATCATCAAGCTGCTCGAGGTCGTAATAGGGGTGAAGGTCACTGCGCTTAACAGTAACGGGGACAAGTCGTTCGACATCGGCATCGCCTCGGAGCTGGACAACACCACGCAGTTCCTTCTGGACAACTTCGACCTGATCCCGCGGCCGCAAGGCACCAGGATTGGCCAGATCTACATCCTGCCCACCAACATCAGCGAGATCGAGCGCACATCCAGCCTGATCTTCAACTACGCAAACTTCACCCTGCCTGGAGACGTTTCCTGATGGCACGACAGCCTTTCAACCGCCGCTGGGCAGAGAATGTCGAGGGGCAGAGCTCGTCCACTACTTTTCAAGAGCCACCCGAAATCAGGATTGCCACGGGTTGGGAAGGTGGACAGGACAAGGATGCGCCACCGGCCGGGCAGGAGAACTGGTGGCACAACCGGGTCGACTCTGCGCTGCAAGACCTGGAGCGCAGAGGGGTGATGCAGTACCACTCCCAGGCCATCTACTCGGTCGGCGCTCCGTGCTACACCCCCGAGGACGGACTCTTCTATGAGTCTGTCGCCGACAACAACGCCGGAAACCCTCCGGCTTCAAGCCCAGCGTATTGGCGGCTTATTGGCGCCAGCCTGTATTCGTCGTTCAGCGTGGGTGAATATAAGGATGTGGCCCACAATGATTCACCAGACCCTGGGTGGCTGAAGGCGGTGGGCTCAGTTCTCCTGCGGGCGGCATACCCAAAGCTGTTCGCCAAAATCGGTACCAGGTACAACACCGGCGGTGAGCTCAGCAACGAGTTCCGCATCCCGGATTGGCGCGCACTTGTCCCTCGCGGACTTGATGACGGGCGCGGCATCGACCCAGGTAGAACCCTGAGTAACGTGCCTCAGCCGAGCCAGAACCTGGCGCACGGACATTCGGCATCCGCCTCAACTGGCGGGTCCCACAGCCACACAATGACCGTGAATTTCGACAGGTCGCCCACCACGCCAGGGAATCAGATCTTTGGTGATGAGCCGTACTACGGCCAGGGCACACTGACCACAAACCCAGCCGGCAGCCACTCGCACACCATCAGTATCGGTTCGAACGGCGGCACGGAGGCGCGCATGATCAACGGAGCTCAAGTCAGATGGATTCGCTATCTATGAATCAAAAAGTCGTCTTCCAGTACGACCAAAACGGGTTCTACGTCGGCGAGGCAACCGCGGAGCGTGACCCGCAGGTGCCTGGAAACTGGCTCCTGCCGGCCGGTTGCACCGAAACGAAGCCTCCGATCTTCACCGCCGGCAAGCTGCCGAAGTGGGTCGGCTACAAGTGGAAATTGATCAGCCCGTAGGTGACATATGGAACGCAAGGCCAAGAGACGCTTCACAGACAAGATGGAGCTCTTCTGCCTCGCCTATGTCGAGACCGGCAATGCCTCAGAGGCGTATCGCAGGTCCTACAACACCACGAACATGGCTGAGAAGACAGCCCAGCGCGAGGGCTACAACACCCTCCAGAAGCCGCAGGTGCAGGCCAGGATCGAAGAGTTAAGGAATCAGGTCATGGATCGCCATGAAATCACCGTCGACACGCTGCTGCTCGAGCTTGAGCAGGCGCGGAGACTGGCCCTGGATACCAAGAAAGCTGCGGCTGCTGTCACCGCCACGATGGGCAAGGCCAAGCTTCTGGGTCTGGACAAGCAGATCGTCGAGCTGACCGGCAAGGACGGCGCCCCGATCGAGACCCAGTCGACGATCAAGGTCGACCAGGAAGCGCTGGACGCGGTCCTGGGCTGCCTATGAATGACCTGCTCGACTGGGAGGCGATGAGCAGCGCAGAACGGCAGGCAGCAAGACTCATCAGCGAGCATTCGCCGCTGTCGTTCATGCGCGTTTGGTTCCAACTCAATCAGGGCATGAAGTTCCTCTGCAACTGGCACCACCGATACATGGATCACACGGCCCTGCAGGTGCTCCAGGGCAAGCTCAAGAACGTCGTATTCAACATGCCACCAGGCGGGACCAAGACAGAATACTGGTCGATCCACCTGCCGGCCTACGTAATGACGAAGTACGACCGGACCCGCAACCTCAGTGTTTCGTATTCGAAGGCTTTGGTGGAGGAGAACTCCAACCGGATCAAGTCGATAGTCGAGAGCAGCGAATACCAGGATCTCTGGCCTTGCGCGCTGGGCAAGGCCGACGTGGCCAACTGGATCATCTGTGACGCAGATGGTCGCAACAAGCACCAGATGTTCAGCCGCTCAACGGGCGGGCAGATCACCGGTGTGCGGGGCGGCTACATCTCCGAGGGATTCTCGGGCTTCATAAACCTGGACGACCCCGAAAAGGCCGACAGCGCGTTTTCAGCGACCATGAGGGCAAAGGCCCAGCGCATCGTCACAAACACGCTGCGCAGCCGTCGTGCTTCGCCTGACACGCCTGTCATCTGCACTCAGCAGCGCCTACACACCGACGACGTTTCGGGCTTTCTGCTCAAGGGCGGCATGGGCCTGGACTTTGCGCACATCAAGGTTCCAGCCTTGGTGACCCGCGACTACATCGCCAGCCTGCCGCCGGAGATCCGCGAGCACGCCGAGCGCGATGTCTTCTGTGGCCCGTCCGTGATACGCGGCGGGGTGGAGTACTGGTCCTACTGGCCGGCCAAGGAATCGGTCCACGACCTGATGGCGCTGTGGGACAAGGACGCGTACACCATGGTCAGCCAGTACCAGCAGGAGCCGGTAGCGCTCACTGGCGGCATGATCGACGCGGACTGGTTCAAGACTTACGAGCAGCTGCCGTTCCTCGTCTGGCGCGGTGTTTACGTGGACACCGCCCAAAAGACGGACGAACAGCACGACTTCTCAGTCTTCGCCCACTGCGGACTGGGTATCGACGGCAACCTCTACATCATCGAGATCGTGCGCGGCAAGTGGGATGCAGGAGACCTTGAAGCAGAGGCCCTGAGAGTCTGGGCGCGCTGGAAGCCCTGGGATCAGTTCCGGCCTGCAGCTCTGCGCTACATGCGGGTCGAGGACAAATCCAGCGGAACCGGCCTGATCCAGACCATCAGCAAAAAGGGCTCCATCCAGATCGAGCCGCAACCACGCGGACCAGCCTCCAACAAGGTCACCCGCTGCATGGACGCCGTCCCGTGGTTCAAGTCTGGTCGGGTGTTCGTGCCGGCCATCTACGACGAGCAGGGCCGGCCTATCACGCACGTTAAAGATCACAGAGGCGAGGCCTTGGGCACCACTGAGTGGGTAACGACCTTCCTCACCGAGGCTGCAGCTTTCACAGCTGACGACACGCACGATCACGACGACCAGGTAGACACCATCTTCGACGCCGTCGCCGACATGCTCATCAACAACACCGGCAGCTTCTTCTCCAGCGGCTGGATCTCGTAATCCCCGATTCGCTGACCGCGCCTGGCGCGCTCTCCAAACTCGCCCAAAGGAAATGACATGGCTGATCAAACTCAGCGCCTTGAAATCGCGACCGTGCGCGCGGAAGTCGGCAGCAACATCGTTTACCGCTTTGCAAATGATGCAGCCGCCGCCGGCCCGATACCAACTGAGTCGGGCGGCATCCAGAACCTCAAGCAGGTCATTCTGGAAATCCAGGCCGAAGCGGCTGAGAAAATCAGCATTTCGACCACTATTTACCCGACTGTGGCCGCAGGCCTGGGTGCGACTGCGAACCAAGAGATTTTCTTGGTGCAGTCGAACGATGCTGACGAGATCTACACCGTCTGGCAGAACCAGGGCGGTACGGCGGTCAACACTGGCAAGACGGCGCTTTCCGCGACAGCCATTCAAACCGCGCTGGACGCATCCAATCAAGCAGCACAGGCTGCTGAGCAAGCTGCAGATAATGCCACCGCTAGGACGGCAGGATTTCTCGCCCCCACATCGTTGGCGCCCTCCACCAGAGACAATGGGCTCCCCCTCGAGCAGGGCGACCGCTATTTCAATACCGCTGAGCAGGCCGAGTACATCTACACGGCCGATGGCTGGGAAGCCAATGACAGCCAGCAGGCTATAGCCGATCTGGAATCCAAAATTGTTGAGAGCCCGGCTCCAGAAAGCGTTCCACGCTCCGGTCCTGACGGGAAGATTGACCCGGATTGGATAGGTGACTCTGTTTACGACTACGCTGACCTGCGCGCATACGGCGGCAAGGCAAAGCGCATCAGAGTCACCAAGCCTGGCGTTGATGGCTGGTTTCGTTCGCGCGGTATAACTACAGGGTTTTCGGATAACGGAGGCACCTTCATAATCGGTTCAAGCGGACAGGTTTGGGAGCGGATCTATTCCGGTCCTATCAGCGTTCTTTGGTTCGATTGCCCGATGGATGGGGTTTCCAGCGCAGACTTTGCGTTCGCCAAATTCACTGCGGTTCTAAAAACCGGCGAAGCCATTATTCCGCCGATTAAATATGCAGTTTCATCTATTAACTTCAATCTTATTGGGCAGTCACCCACAGTCGGAGGACTTAAGGTATATGCCTACGGAGCTACAATTATAGGTGAATGCGTCATCAGGATTGATAGCTGCAAGCGTCTTCGGATCGAGGGTATCGAAGGAGTTTCAACCGACCTTCAGTTAAACGGTGCGTGGTATCTTAACTGCGCCGGGTTGAAACTAAGGGATATTGTGCTGGGGGCTTCTGCAGGAGCACAGTTCTCCTCTAACTACTGGAATGCATTTGTGGAGTCTCAGTTCCAGAGCATAGTCACAAATGCATCGGGAACGCAGGGCAACAATCAGTTCCGCTGGAGTGACTGTCAGTTCAGAGGAGATGCCTCACAAGGATATACGTCGACTCGCAATTACTTCATCCAGTTTCTGGCAAACCAAGATGCTCAGTCCTGGACATTTGAAGGATGCGATATCAGCTACTATCTGGTGGACATGATTTATGTTGCAGATAGCAACGCTGAGGACATCCAAGTTGATTTCCAGAATTGCTACTTCGACAGCAAATACCCTTCACTTGCGTCTAGACCCAAAACCCGCCTAACAACCTACAATTGCCAGGCGGCAAACGACATGCCTAATTCTGTTCGCATAGGTCAGGCATGCCGAGGCTCGCAAGACGCCTGGAGATCTGACAGGGCGGCCGGCTGGAAGAGCTACTCTGCGTTCAACCTCATTCCAAACGGTGACCTATACGACCGTCTTGCATCGTATGTAGGGGCGTCCTTGCCGATCCTGAGCTCTAACAGCGCAGTGGTAACCGCACTCACTGGGGGCGGTCAAAACGGTAATTACCTCAACATTAATCAGTCTCTGACTGCGAATAACCAAGTCAGATTCAGACCAAAGAATTTACCGTTTACGTCTCGCTATACTGGTGTTTTGGTCATGCGAAACGCAGCAGCTGGCGTTAAGTCTGTGCGTGTTTCAGTAGCCGGCCTATTCTTCACTGCAGTGCTTTCTAGCACTGACTGGACCATGGTTACGCTTACGACAGGCTCTGATCTGACTGCGGGCTCTACAACTGGAGACATTCTGCTCCTGACCGAGGACAACACAGGATTCAACGTTGATGTCTGCTACATAGGTATGTTCGCAGGAGAGAATCCGCCTATGTTCCTGCCTTCGGCGAAACCGCAGTCTCTGTACGCCAGCGCGACATGGGACCCTCCGTCAATCGCTGCAGGCAGCCAGACGACTTTGAACGTACCAGTGCCTGGATCAGCGTCTGGAGACTTTTGCCTAGCATCGTTCTCGAATCCACTGCAGGGACTTCAGCTGTCAGCCAGCTATCTTGGCTCTGAAATGATTCAGGTTGTTCTGAGAAATGGAACTTCTTCGGCGATCGATTTGGCAAGCGGAACCTTGAGGGTCAAGGTAGAAAAAAACACATACTAAAAAACGCCATCCAGTGCTAGTGGATGGCGCTCTCTAAACAATTCAATATTGTCTTCAGATAACGTTAGATATCATTGGATGAATAAATGGTGCTGCCGTTATCAGGTTGGTAACAGTGGTGGAGACGTTGGCTGACCTTGATATATATTCCCATAGTCCAGTTTTCATTAGGGCCTTTTCTTTCTCTGATGCGCTTTTCGACTTTATCTCCTGTAGCAACTCAATTGCTTCCTTAAGCAAGGCAAGTGAAGTGTCCCTAGGAAGCGATAAGGAGTCGAGTATCTTGTCGCTTTCCGTTATTGACACTACATCCTCGCCTCCAACGATTTTTTGAATCCTAAACTCGTTTCCCTCAATGCCCTGTCCGTTCATGCTTATAGCTCTTTTCCCATTGGTTATTTCGCCAATGAAAAACCTGTTGTTCTTTATCATATTCGCTCCTGTTGGTTATGCGGAATGCCGCGAGGAGATTTAAGGACAAAATCAACCTGCTTGCAAATTACGCACTCCTGCCCGCCCAGAGCGGGTTTTTTTCGCCTGGAGAAAACATGGCCAGACTCACCGAAACCCAGGCCGGAGGTGCGAACGTCCTCCGGTTCCTGGACCTGATCGCCTTTTCAGAAGGCACCTCGACCGTCAAAGGCAGCGATGACGGGTACAACGTGCTGTACGGCGGCGGCCTGTTTCAGGGCTATGCCGACCACCCGCGGCGAAAGCTGACTTTTCCCATCAACGGCAAGCCGGTAACCAGCACGGCTGCCGGCCGCTATCAGCTGCTCGAGCGTTACTGGGATGCGTACCGCGTCAGCCTGCGCCTCGCGGGCGGGTTTACGCCAGAGAACCAGGACCGCATCGCGCTGCAGCAGATCCGTGAGCGACGGGCGCTTGACGACATCAAGGCCGGCCGCATTCAGCAGGCGATCGCCAAGTGTTCGAACATCTGGGCAAGTTTCCCGGGGAATAGCTACGGCCAGAATCCGCACCGCCTGGACAAGCTGCTCGGGCGATGGGTTGAGTTGGGCGGAACCTTGGCATGACATGGCTCGGCGCGGTACCGGCCTGGTGCTGGTGGCTGATCACACTGGTGCTGGTGGCTGGAGGCCAGGAAATTCGCGTGGGAGCGGGGAAGTCTGAGGCTGCAGCCGCCCGCAGCGAAACAGCAACGGTGCGAACAGAGCTAGCCGATTACCGACTTGAGGTGTCCGAGCGCGACCGGCGCGCCGCGGCCCAGGCCAGAGCCGAAGAACAGCGCCGCCAAGCCGTGGCGGACGAGGAGGGCGAGAGTGCACGACAGAAACTGGAGTTGGCCCAAGGCCGCGCCGCTGCTGCTGAGTCTGCTGCTAGCGGGCTGCGCGGCGAAATCGCCCGACTTCGGGACGGCCACCGAGCCACCTGCGACACCATCGCTACCCAGCAGCGCCAGGCAGGAACCTCTGCCGTCGTGGTGCTCGGGGGATTGCTTGAAGACGCTGACCGAATGGCGGGTGACCTCGCAGCAGCGCTTGAGCGAAGCCGAATAGCTGGGCTGGCGTGCGAGTCGATCTATAATGGCCTCTCTATAAAGGAGGGGAGTCGCGGTGAAAAATAGTCAAGGTAGCGCCCAGGCTGGCGAGTTCTTGCCTGGCATCATCATGCCGCCGGAGATCCACGGGCTGTTGCGCCGGCGGATGGCCCAGATCGAGACAGCCGACAGCGCGGTCAATTGCCTGATCGCCCAAGCCAGGGCGGAAAGCCTGGTCGAAGCGCTGGAGGTTCTGAAGGCTATCCCGGCTCAGGCCATCGAGCGGCTGTACAGCCTGGTCGAGCATTCAACGCAGGCACGCCTGGCCGAAATTGGCGGGCAAGTTTAG